CCGTGACCGGCATTTGCCGGGTCAGCAGTTCAAGCGTTGTCATTGTCGTTTTCCTTGAAGGTCAGATTGAGCGCGGTTTCGCGGTCGCGGTCTGCGGCGATCTCCGAGTCCAGTTCGTCAATGGAATAGCCAAGGCTTGCCACCGCCTGACGGCGCGACATGAGACCGGCGCCCATGAGTTTCAGTGTGGCTTCCGCATCCTTGAGCGGGTCCACCCAAGGCTGCGCGGGCGGAATCCATTCGACGGCAAACAGATCGTCATTCAACGCCACGTCGATTTCACCGGACAGCACGGCATTGGTCATGACGCGACGCCAGACCGGGTTCAGCATTTGCGGGACCAGCGTGTGAAACTGGTAGGCTTCGACCTTCAGCCGGAAGCTGACAAGCGCCGCGCGAAGGCTTGAGTAATTGGCTTGGCGAAGATCGCCGGTCAGGAGATGTTCAGGCACGTCGAGGCCCGCCGCGATTGTGCGAGTCATGTGGCTGAGGAATTCCGCGACTTGCTGCGTTTGCTGCGGCGCGGTCGTGTTCACCTTCCAGCCACCGGGGATCTTGAACATGGCTCCGGGTTCGAGGCTCTGCCCTTCTGCGAACGGATCGTCCGTTCCATCGTCCATCGCGTTTTCGTTGGTCAGGATCACCGACAGCAGCGCGGCAACTTTGGCATTCGTTTGCAGCGCGTCTTCAAGACCGTCCAGTTCAGACAGCCTCAGCAGAACATTTGCCAGTGCCGACACGCCGCGCACAGCCCCCGGCCCGGACGGTCGGAAGACGTGCAACACGTCCTCAGCCGGAATGCGGATGGGTTGCGCGTAGGTCGGGAATTGGTCAGACGGTTTCGCGGGGTTGATCCAATAGGCAACGCGCCTTCCGAAGGCGTCCAATTCGACTCCGTTCGCGATAAGCGCACCACCTGCAAGGTCGCAGGTCATTGCCATATCCAGCATCTCAGCCGGGATCGCTTGCAGCTGAGAACCCACCCACCGGAACAGGGCTTCGCCGTCGATGCGTTCGGAGCGCACAGCAGCCGCTTGAAGCCCCGCGAAGTCGGTCAGTCCTTCGAGGTCCGCGCGACGGGTCCAAGCCTTGAACGCCGCGTCCAAGCGCTTGCGGGTTTCCGGGTTCGGATGCTGCGACGTTGCCGTGATGCCCGCCCCCACGGCTGCGGTTGTCCAGGCGGTCACGCCAGAGTGGGCTAGAGGGTTATTCGCGGCAAAATGACGGGCGTGGCGCTGCACAGGTTCCCGCGCTGCGGATGCCTCAGCGGCCCAAGGCCCAAAGGACTGCGACCCACCCCCGAACCGGCGCTGGACGCCCGTTGCCGCCTCATAGCTGCGAACCGCTTTGGGCGCGTCGTCGCGCCGTTTGAAAATATCCAAGAGGCCCATCAGTGCAGCCCTTCCGGCCGCAGCAGCCGCGCAACGGGTGCAAGCAAGTGATCCAGCGTCATGGAAACCGCGCACATGGGCAGGAAACCTTCCGGCGGGTTTGGGAACGGCTGGTATTCATCGCCCCAGCGCAGCAGGTCCGCGCAGATCAAGCGTTCTTCGGTCTGCGCGTTCCGCCACACGTCCAGATTGAAGATCCAGCTTTCCCCTGCAAACGCGGTTCCGACAACGGCCCGCGTGATGGGATGGGGCGGAAGGTGCCCCCCGTCGCGCTTATATTTCGCATCACGCGACGCAGCATCCGGGTTCCAAGCATAGCAGGCTTCCGCCGCTCGCGCGGTCACGTCCGAGTCGGAGATGCCTGCGTCATGCAGTGCCGACAGGACGACAGCCGTTGCGGCGTCGTGGAATTCATAGAGGCGCGAGTCCCAGCCGTTTTCCCCGCGTTCCCGTGTGAAGATCAGCCCTTTGCGGGCGTAGGTCTGAGCGCGGCCCCGCGCGAGGTCCAGCGGAACGCCCGCCGCAGCGATGCAGTTCGCAACGTCTTTCTTTCGCAGCAATGGTCCGCATTGGGGATACGCAAAAGGGACAGGTTCAATTTCGATTGTTTCGGCGGTCATGGCGGTATTCCCGATTCGTGGATTTCCACTTAGGAATAATCCGATCGCCTTTTTCTTGTCTCATACTCGTTTGATGTGAAACGCCATGTGGCGAAATTGCCTCGCTTTCTCTTAGTTATAGTTTCACATTTTTTGTGAAATATACTGTGGTTGTATTTGGAATCTAATTCACGATTTTTCTTGAAACGATGGATCAGAATACGGCATTCAGGATTCGCTGGATGAGGGTCCAGTCGCCAAAGTCGCCGGGTTGATCTCCCCCGGCGCATCGGGGGCGGGTTTTCAGGGCCAAACGTTTACCCGCCCCCATCCACCATAGAACCTTGAGGCAAGAAACCATGAAAGCATTGATTCATTTCGAAAAAGACCCGAACGTTCCTTGGCCGGTCGAGGAACGCCGCCAGACGGCTGAGAACCTGTTTCGCGAGTCTATGGCTCAGACGCGAGATGCGCGGGTCGCTTTCGCGGTCGTTCGCGACTTTATGAAAATGCAGGGGCACGGAGAAATGACGCCGCCCGAATTTGTCGAATGGATGAAGGCTGTTTCACCGCCATGCGTCGTGCAGTGAATGCCGCTGCATTTGTAACGATCGAGGGCGGATTGGTCCGTAAACGCGATCTACGAACCTTTTTCGGTGCAAGAAAATCTGTAGGGACATCGTGAGACCGCAGTTCTTCCGAGGGTTGAACTGTCGGTCTGTGCCCTTTATATTGGGTTCCAGCCCGTTTGCGACCACCATATGGAGACCCCTCATGCCAGCGTGGAAAAAAAGTTTCCGCAAGCTTCCGCCGTTCGTTCAAGGTGCTCTTGAAGCTCTGGAAGGTACTGACGTCAAAGTTCTGTCGGGAAAGATCGTCAAATCTAGCGAGGTTTCCGATGGGCTGTATGCTTCCATTGGCCTGACCGAAGAATCGCTTTTTCAAGGAAGCGAGTGGGAAACGATTCCTTCACCCAATGCAGGAAAAAGCTCAAAGCGTAACGTCGAAGGATGGGTCGAAGTACGGAAAGATCTTCCGAAATATACGAAGTATTTCTATCACGACATTCAGAATTTTGGAGACGGGTCACGGTACGGTTGGTCAACTGTGGCAATACCTCGTGAAGTATATGAACGTGACGAATACCCGCCTTATCTATTTCACGTCGTGGTTTCGGTCCAAGAAGAAATTCGACCAGGCGAGTTTACTGTCGTCTTCAGTATAGACGAAGTGTTTTCGAAGGATTCTTCATCATTTCATGACGATTCATTTTTCGCAATCAATCTGCTGCAAGAAGTGACTGGTACTTGCGGGGTTGTACGAGCTGAAAATCCGAGATTTGTCTTTACAAGCGAAATTGACTGGGAGCTTTTCCCTCCCGGTAATATAGATGAGGTTGCTGAGGCTGTCGCGGCGGGCAGGTCAAATATTCCGATTGATACTGTAAAAGAGCGATTGGAGTTATTTGAGAAATTTGAACCCAAAGAATACCTGAGGGGCCTCGGCGGCAATGACTACTACATTGGCGCGAAATATGCCGATGACCTAGTTGCATTTGAGAACCTGAAATATGGCAATGCTCTATACGTTCTTTATGCCGAGTGGCAGGAGTTGTCGCAGCGGCCGAGAAGCGAGCTTCTCAAACTCCCGTCAAGCAAATTGGACCGGATCGTCCATACAGTAGGGTGGGAAGGGCGTTTCGCTGTCCTTATGCAAAGAGAGTTAAAAGAGCGGGGGGTGCGTATTAGAATAGGCCGCAACATGCGCCGACGCAGACGCTAGTCTTTTGCTTGGCGCCCTAGGACTGCATCCACTTCGATCTTGATAGTTTCGTCCTGGCGTTTGGCGCCGCGGCGCTTCCAAGCGTTTGTGCGCGCTGCTCCAGACTAGCTCCGATTATAGTTCTGGCAGCCCATGCATAAACGGTTGCATCGAGCGTTTCCGCCCGCTTACCCTTGATCCGGTCGAACCGCGCCACGGGCTTGCCATGCGTGTAGCGCACCACGCGGCGTTCGCTGGTCAACTGCTCAAAGAACACGGGTTCCAGGGTCTCGGCAAATCGAACGCCTTCACCGCGCGACAGGCGGTTGAACAGTTGCGATTTCACCGCGTCGCTGCCCACCAGCCATAGCGGTGCCCCCTTTGACCCGGATCTTTGCAGGAAGGGGCGCGAGAAGCCCGGAACGCCCTTGATGCTGACCACGCGCCGCCCGAACCTCGGACGTGTGAAGGCGTGGACCAGATCAGTATGCCCGCCGTCGCCGGAGTCGATTGCGCAGGCGTCAATGCCGATGGTGCCGCCCTTGGGATGCGTCCAGCGTTCGCGCAGCAGAGAATCGAGATCCTGCCACACCGCGTCGCCGTCGATGGCACCCCACAAGACCCGGTGATCGAGAATGAACAAATCGGAACGACCGTGGCCCATCAGGACCAGTTCCAGGCGGTCGTCTTGGCAGTCAACGCCTACCGTCAGGAACAGCACGTCTTCCGGCATGGTCGGCAGGGTGAAGGGTTCGCGCCGCTGGAACAGTTCGTGTTCGTCCAGATCTTCATCCTCTGTCTTCCACGGTTCGCCCAACACCAGGTTCGTGAAGGTCTGCAAGGTTTCCGGCGATTTCTTCGCTTCCAGGAATTCCGCCACCAGTTTACCCCAGCGGGCGTTGTGGTGAGGCGAGACCAGCGCGTTGATCTTGAACCCGGCATGGGATTTCACATGAGGCGCTGTTGCACGCCAGCGGCCGGCTGCAACCATTGCCGGTTTCCGCCGTTCTTCGACAACGCAGCCATGCGACGGACAAACCCAATGCGCCGAGTCCGGGTCGCCTTCGGTCCATCGAATGTCGGCCCATGTCACTTCCGAGAATTCGCCGCAGCTTGGGCACGGCACTTCGAAGACTCGCTTGTCCGATTTCTCATAAAGGCGGGTTGCAGGGCCGAAGTCGAAGACTGGAGTCGATCCGGCGATGATTTTCCGGTCGCGGAAGGTGAGCGTGCGCATTTCGGCAAGCGCAATGGGGTCGCCTTCCTGGCTGACTTCGTAACCGTCGATTTCATCGAGCAGCAGGATCTTCGCCGTATGCCGTCGCAGATTTCGCGGCGACTTCGCGGCCAGAAACTTGAGCGACCCGCCGGGAAACTTGCGGTTCAACATGGTGCTGCGCCCGGTTTCGTCCGCTTCGTCCGACAGGATGCCCCGCAGCACCGGCGAGGCTTCGAACAGGGCTTCAAGGTCCACGGCATAATCTCGCGCGTCGTCGGCAGTCGGCTGCACGGCGAGGATGGGGCACGGCTGGTTCGCGCAATAACTGGCGATAATGCCGGACAGCAGCTGCGTGTATCCGACGCGTGCCGATTTCAGCACCGTGACCCGCTCGGTCTCGGGATCGTCAATGGCTTCGCAGATGCCACGCTGATAAGCCCAAAGGCGCATTCGGCCCGGCGTCGCGGATGCGGTTTGCGGCAAGTGGATGTTCGCTTCGATCCACTCTGCCAGCGGGATGTTCGCGGGCGGTCGCAGGGCTTGCAGCGCGTTCCGCCGGATCAGTTCAATTCCCATCTGCGAGTCCTTCCAGCGCGTTCCGAATTTCCCGGTCCAGTTCGGCAATGTCGTGTGCGGTCAGGTGCGGAAGGGTCGCGCCGCAGCGGCTGGGAACCGCCAGCATCGCCGCCCGCACGTCGCGCAGCACCGCAGCCCAGGCGCGTTCAACTTCGGAGGATTTGACCAATTCGCCGCGGGCTGCGGCGTTCTGGATCTCGATCTTGTCAGCCTGTTGTCGGGCAAGTCGCAGCTTTTCAGCTTCGAGGTCTGGCTTGCCCAGGTGCTTGCCCCCCGCATAACCAAGCCGGGACGCCTTGTTGCGCAGATCGCCAATGTAGGTCTTGAGCGACGCCCGAACGTCATAGCGGCCCCGGACAGGACGATGCAGCATCCCGTCGCGTGCGAGGGTGCGCACCCGGTTCGCTGTGATGCCTAGCAACTGTGCCATCTCGGATTCTGTGGCAAGCCCAGGGATCGCCTCAGAAGCCGGGTCTTCGACTTCGGGTGCCTCGGGCGCTTCGGGTGCCGTAAGGTCCGAGTCATTTACCAGCGGCCCGCTGTTTCCCGCTGCGGTGCCATCAAGCCCCACGTCGCCAAGCAGGTCTTCAAAGTCGTCGGAGTTATCAGGATAGGTCAGCATGGTTGTCCCATTTCGAAAATTTCTGCAAAGCGCGTTCTTCCGCGGTCAGCGCCCTCCGCGGCCGGTCCCCCATCGGAAGGACCCATAGAAGCCATGATGCGACAGGCTGCATGATGCGACGGGTGCCATGATGCGATGGAGCTTGCGACCCCTTGCCGACCCATGAGAGGGCGTAACAAAGCGATGCCTTATCAATGACTTGGATGAAGTGCCGACCCATGCCGACCCATCCGACCCATACTTTCCTATATATAGCCCCAGAGTTGCCCCGTGCCCCGGTCCTGCCATGCTCCACTGTTCCCAGACAGTCTTTTGCATGATTCATGGGTCGGATGGGTCGGTGAAATATAAGCCCTTGGAAAGCATTGCAGAATCCATGACCCCTGCATGGGTCAGACATGGGTCGGCATGGGTCGGTGAAGCCATGAAATGCGACGTGTCCCATTTCAGCCCCGCTTCCACACCTTGTTGCCGCGCGACCCGCGTTCTTTGCTCCATCCCATCATGCGAAGGATCGAAGCTGCGCGGCGTTGAGCGGGCACGGTCTGTTGCGGGATGGGGATGTCGAGGGCTTGCCACAACACTTCCCGCATGGTCACAGCGTCACGCTGTCCCCCGCCATATTCCTCACTGTCCAGCCAATCGCGGATGATCTGTTCCCACGGGTCTTCCTCCCGCGCCGCTTCCTGAACCTCTGCCGCCTGCGCCTCAGCCTCGGGGGTCAGGTGCCACGCCTCACCTGCGTTGAAGGCCGCAAGCGCCTCGGCAAACAACTGGTCCCGATCACGGGCAAGCGCGTCTGTATCAATCTGGCGTTCCACCGTGACAGGCCAGAAGCGCCGCCCGCCCGTGGCGTCCTTCAAAATCGCATCCTCATTCGACGTGCCGATGAACACGCATTGCCGCGGCACAACGTCAGCCATCCGCGCATAAGGCGCCCGGATTTCATCGCTGGCCCGCGTCAGGAACGCTTTCAAGTCTTCCTGTTCCGCCTTCCGCGAGGGTGCCAGTTCGGCCATTTCGATCAGCCAATGCCCGCGCAGATACAGCCCGGCTTCCCGTCCCCCGTCGCGGATCGAAGGCATATTGTCGCCATACCAAGTGCCGCCCAGGATCGAACATGCCGTGGATTTTCGAAGCCCCTGCTTCCCGCGCAGCACAAGCACATGGTCATGTTTGCAGCCCGGCTTCATGACGCGGGCAATCATGGCGATGAGGAAGGCCCGACCGGCTGCCCGGACATACGGTGAGTCCTGCACCTGCAAATACTGCGTCAGCCAAGTGTCGAGGCGCGGCGTGCCATCGTGCGTCAGGGATGCGAGGTAGGCCCGCGCCGGATGATAAGGATTCCTCTCGGCAACAGCCCGGACGGCTTGCGCGGTGAGTTCGGACCCGACGCAGTGCATTCCGGCACGCTCGATGTGGACCCGGATCAGGGCAAGGTCTGCGTCCCCGATCACGCCCGCGCGCCATTGGTCGCGCAACGTCATTTCGTTCCTCCGGATGCCAAGGCCCTTCTTCCGGTCCACGGCTTCCAGCGTCACAATGGCATTGTGCAGCGTGGCACGCAGTTCGCCGTTCTTCTGGACCATGAGCTTGGGTTGCGGCTGCACGGTTGCGGGCAGGTCGGGCAGTTCGGTCCACTCTCGGTCCAGGTTCCATCCCTCAATGATCGAAGGACGCGGGGGACGTTTCCAGCCGTGAACCTTGGCAATGCCGAAGACAGTTCCGGCCGTAATGGGGTCGCCCACAAAGGGCTTTCCGAAACCACGCCAACGCCCCCTGAGATCGGACAGCCCCTCATACCGTCCCGGATCGCGTTGCGAGAGCGCGTCCCAAAGCATCAATCCGGCTTCGCTGCCGCCCATCGCGTCGAAAATGCCCATGCCGATGCGCAGCCATTCCTCATAGTCGAGGATAGTCGGGTCGATTGCTGCCAAGGCGCTTTCGAGGGTTGCCATATCGACGGGCTGCGAAGGCGCGGCCGGCAACGTGCGTTCGGGTTCCTTGATCCGCTCAAGGTCGATTTCAGGCCCCATGCCTTCCATTCCAAGATAGAAGGTGTCGAGCGGCTTGAGCCATCTGTAGGGCAACTTGGTGTCTGGATGGACAGAAGGCGGCAACACGACTTGCTTGCCCGTGCCCAACAAGTCGATTTCCCAATCGTGCTTTTTTACTTCGCGCTGTTTTTCTTCGCTCCAAACCATCGTGAAGCCTTCGGACTTCGCCAGCTTCCGAGAGCGCAACGGCGAGGGTGCTACGAAATAGTAGTGCCGCGACGATCCGCCGGACCCGCTTTGCACTGTCGGCAGGTCAAAGGCGTTCGGGCACAATTCCAAGAGTTTGGCCCGCGCTACATCAGCCTTGGACTCGTCGCGAATGTCGAGGTCAAGCACCATGAAAT